CACCCGCAACCCTGATGAAGGTATCAATGTTTACTCATTCGCTCTTCGCCCTGAGGAACACCAACCCTCGGGCACATGCAACTTCTCCAGAATTGACAATGCTACTCTTCAACTTGTGCTCTCAAATGCTACCGTTGAGGGAACCAAGACTGCCAAGGTTCGTGTCTATGCTACCAACTACAACGTGCTCAGAATTATGAGTGGTATGGGTGGTTTGGCATATTCTAACTAAAAAATTTGTTACGATTTATCGTGTCAAAATATTTTTTATATTTTAATAATTAATTATTCCTTTTTAATTATTAAAGCAAAAAACAATATAAAGATACTCACATAATTAATATATAAAATGAGTATTGATATAGTAAACCTTATTGAAAACAATCCAATCACCAAATTTTCAGGTGATTATCAGAACAAATTGATTGAAAAAGTTAAAAATAATTTCACTAATTATGAACAACAATTATTTTTATCAAGTTTTTATTGTTATTTGAAGTATGATACAAAAAATGACTTTGTTATTGACCTAGATAATGTATGGAAATGGCTTGGGTTTAGCCAAAAAATTAAGGCAAAACAAATGTTGGAAAAAAATTTTACAATTAATAAAGACTATAAATTTTTGCTTTACCATGAGGTAAAGCAAGATGGTCAAACTCATGGAGGCCATAATAAAGAAATATTCATGTTAAATATTGACACTTTTAAAAAATTTTGCTTAAAAGCCGGAACAAAAAAAGCAGATGAAGTCCATGAATATTTTATTAAATTAGAAAACATTATGTTTGAAATAACAAAAGAAGAATGTAATGAATTAAAACAACAATTACAACAAATAGAGAATATTAAAAATAAAGAAATGGAAGAAAAAGTCATTAAACAAAATGAAAAAACATTATTAGAAAAATTTTCATATAAGTGTTCTCTAGTTTACATTATAAAAGTTAAAACTTATGAAAACGGTGAATATGTTGTAAAAATTGGATACAGCGAACAAGGAATTTTATATAGATATAATCAACATAAAACTAATTATGACGAATGTATTCTATTAAATTGTTTTTTAGTTGACAAAAGTCATGAATTTGAACAGTTTTTACTTAAATATAGTTTAATTTATCAGAATAAATGTAAAACATTGGAAAAACATGAAAACGAAAATGAATTAGTTTTTATTGGAAAAAATTTAACTTATAAAATATTATTAAAAATTATAGAAGACAATATTGATAATTATAATTATAGAGTTAAAGAATTATTATTTGAAAATCAATTATTAAAAACAAAATTAGAAACGAACCAAACTAATATTAATAATGATGAATTATCAGAATTAAAAAATATGGTTAAATTGTTATTAAATAAAGTATCTTCTCTCGAACAATCAAACCAAGAAATATTAAACAAGTTAAAATCGCAGCAAACAAAGATTACAACTGGTTTTAGTCAACAGTTACCAACATTAGGTCCAAGACTTCAAAAAATAAATCCTGAAAATTTACAACTAATTAAAGTTTATGAAACTGTTACAGAATTAATGAATGAAGATAAAAATATCAAACGTCCTAGCATTATGAAGGCTATTCAAGAAAATACAATTTACTGCGGATTTCGTTGGTTATTAGTAGAGAGAAATTTAGATCCAAATGTTATTCATTCTATTGAACCTACTAAAGAGACAAAAATACAAAATATTGGCTATATCGCTAAGTTAGATGCAACTAAATCAGAAATATTAAATGTGTATTTAGACAGAAAAACTGCAACTCAATTAAATGGTTATCAAAGCTCATCCGCATTGGATAATCCAGTAAAAAATGGAACTATAACAAATGGACATTATTACATATTGTATAATCATTGTGATGAAGATTTAATTAATAATTTTGAAGAACAACACGGAACACCATTATTGTATAAAAATGGCGTCGGTCAATTTGATAGCGCAAATAATATGACAAACGAATTTTCTTGTAAGTATGATTGCATAAAAGAACTTAAGATGAGCGATAAGACATTAGCAAAATGTATAAATAACAATATAGCATATAATGGATTTTATTATAAGGAAATAGGAGGAAAATTGTTTATGTAAAAAAATGTATTATGAATTTTAATATTATATTAATCCTTCAAAAATGAAATCTCCAAAAAATTTTATGCAAAAAGCGTTCTACAAATATTGATTTATAATAATTCATTTTTCTCTCTATTTTTAGAATATGATTCAACATTTCTACTGTGGCTATTATAAATCTATGCCACATATTATTCTTATCTAATATACCCAATTTAATGTCAACTTTATGTAAACACGGTAAATATCTAATTACTCTCTCCTTCATTACTCCAATAAAGTTTTTAATATATTGGTCTCTTCCATAACAATAATGTTTTTCTCTCTCAATCTCTGTTAAATCAAATATTTCAAAATCATCTTGCAACCAAGTCTTAAACCTAAACTTAACTTTGCAACGTGTATTTTCATAACAAATTAAATTGGTTGATGTCATTTAAGTATTTTTTTATTCTTTTAAATAAAAAAATAATATTTTTTCAATTTTTTTATTTAATTATTTTTATGCTTATTCATCGTCTTCAACTTCTTCAACTGGCTCGTCGCCATCGTCATCTTCTTGATATTCATAACCTTCTTCATTCTCATCCAAAACATTTTCGGCTTCGGTTTCTTCTGGAATTTCAATATAATCACCATTTTCATATTTTACTCGCGTGCAATTAAATAGAATATTCATATTAATAACCTCTGGTTTAGCTGTGTCGGATGTAAATAATTTAGCAATTTGTGAATCATCTCTAAATCTTACTGTATAAGTTTGTTGAATATTATTTCTACCGATACGACCCATAGCTTGGATTACTTTTTCTTGTGTTAAATCTAAATCTTTACTCAAGAATCCATGGCAAAACTGATAATTTGTTCCATAAATATAATCACTTGAAGCAATAATCATATACAATTTCTGTTCATCAGCAAGTTTTTTCATAATTTCTGTGTAAGTAATATTGTCATGATTAATGAATACACCGATACCCATCATAAGTAAAACTTTCCATAAATTATCAACTTTATTTAATGCCATAATATCTGCCACAATTTGCTCATCAATTGAGCTTGTAAATGTGTTTGTAATAGTAGTATCTGATGCCCATTTATCAATATGATTCTTTTTGTTTGGCACAAATGTATCATTTAATGAAGCACGTCTAATCATAGATCTTAGCTGATTAATTTCTGCAGTCATTTTATTTAGTGCACCTTTGTTTTGCATTTCCTCTGGAATATCCTTGCTTAGCTTCTTAGGATCTTTATTGGATTTTGTTCTTCCTTTAACAGAATGTCCTTTATCCATAGTACTAACTGAATTTTTGGCTCTCTGTTCTATTTCCTCTTTGATGACATCCAATTCAGTTTCAATTTTATCAATTTTTTCATTAATAATATTATTATATTCAATTTTTTTCATTAAATCTTCCATAACAGCTGGCGGAATGTTTGCCTGTTGAACACAGAATTTTGCAATTTTTTCAATCTCGTTTGAAATAAATATTGTCGGTCCGTCTGTAAGTGTATATGCATCTTTTGTAGTTACATATACTCCAGATGTTCCTGTGCGAACTGGATCAGAAATTCTTGTTCTAGTAACTTGTTCTGAAGCTAGTCTGCTTAAAGGTGCACCTGATAATGATTTTTGAGGGAGTCCACTTGTCACACCAGGACCAAGACTTCTAATTTTTTGGATTTTATTACCTTTTGTATCGACTACAGTATTTTCTAAAATTCTAGGCGTTCTATTATCTATAAAGTGTCTATAAACTATAGGCCAACTATTTTGTGCAATATTTCTAAGCATAGTCACATAATAAATTTTTATATTTTTCATATTAATTGCATCTAAATCTTCAAAATGTCTTTCGAGACGCATCCGATTATTTGCATAATTATTTTTATTGACAAATGTAATAAACTCTACAACCTCTTTCAAATCAAAATAACGCAATAATGTCAGATAATTACTACAATGATTTGCAATATTCATCATTTCATCATATCTTTCGCTCAAATAATGAGGTAATACTACGAATCCATCTTTATTGACAATTGGAATAGATTTTTTACAATCATGACTAACAATATTACAAACTTCTGCTCCTGGAAATTTATTCAAGAAATCTGGAATCGTATGAGTTAATTCATTTTCCTTCGGTAATGTTGCCGAAGATAATACAATTGTTGGGATATCATTCTCTTTCCAGTTTTTTCTAATTGTCTTGTGGAATTCGTGTTCAGCATAATCCATCGTAATAGTGGGTTCATCCCAATAAGTGATAATATCTTCAGAACCAAAATGCGAAATCATATAATACATAGCAGGCAAATATGATTTGATATCAGAAATCATGATTTGTACATTATCACCAACACTATTATCAACTTTTCTAATTCTCCCAGTCTTCTTGTTTCTGGTTACTTCTTTTGCTGCAAAATAATGCAAGCGAACATCATCTGCACTTGCACATCCAAAAGCAAAAGCAACGCGTTTCTTAATTGAAATTGCCGCTCTTGCTAAAGCTAATCCTACGTGACGTGCTGCGCAAACAAATATTATTTTTTTATGTTCTGATAATGCAATTGGAGTTAAAGTCTTTCCTGTTCCAGTAGGTGCCATATACATAATCAATTTTGGTCGGGGTTGTTTGATTAGGGTAAATATTTCTTTTTGATGCTCATAAAGCATTAGATCACTATACTTCAATAAACTTTCATTTTTTTCAATAAATTCGACAGCATTTTCAATTATAATTGATTTATCGATTTCATCTTCAAATTTATCTAAAACTAAATTAACCAAATGAATAATATGACGATTTAATCGTGGAATATTATTTCTGATTAGCTTATAAATTGTAAAATAATGATAATGATATGATTTAATATTATTTAACTTTTTATAGTTAACAAATTTTTCTAAATGTCCTAACAATACTATTTCGTATACATTATTTGTTATGATGGTTTCTTCATTAAATCTCTCCAAACGAATTCTGTCTGCTGAATTTGGCTTAATATTTACATCAACTTTTATACATTTATATTCTGGAAGTAAAATTTTTAATACAGTTTCAATTTTATCAACCTTACTGCGTAAGAATTTATTATAAATATAATCTTCCATTCTTTCAGAGTATGCTATCTTTAGGAATGTAAAGATAGAATTATTACTATTAACTCTTATCGTTACATCATGGTATCCACTTTTAATAAGGTTCAATACATTTAATTCATTTTCTGAAACAGAAATCTCGATAGAATCCCATTCAGACTTGTTGAGCTTGCGTTGTTTTAAATCCATTTTGCTGGTTTGAATACTTAGTAATATGTCTTTATCTTTAAATTTATTTTTTAAATCAATTTTTTTATAAATAAATATAAAATAATTATGAATGCTTTATTTATCTATCTATTATTATATATAAAATGAGTTAAATTACAAGATGATAACTTATTTAATTTATTGGCTCCTTAAATCTTCACCCACTTTAAATTTAATTGGAATCAATAATATATTTCATTTGTTCTTCGTTTATTTCATTTTCTTTTACTAATAATTCTGAACATTCTTTAATAATATTCTTTGAAGATATCAGCAAATTCTTTGTTTCATAATAAGCTTTATTAAAAATTTTCTCTATTTGATAATCTACCATCTCTCTAAATTTTTCGGAATTAAATGACAAAAATAATTTTTCAGCCATACCATAATTAATAACCATTTTTTCTATGATCATTCTAACCCGGGTTAAATCGTCGTTGGCACCAGCAGATACCTTATCACCATAAAAAATTTCTTCAGCAATTCTTCCTGCTAATAAAACCATAATTTCTTTCACCAAATTTTCTTTTGTAGCAAGTATATTGTCAACTGGTTCATCAAACAACGTAAAACCCAAAGCTTTAGGCGACCATAAATTAATCGCCACTTTAATTATTTTTCTATAATCAATTAAAATACTAGTTAAAGCATGGCCTATTTCATGTATCGCAATTTGTTTTACAGTTTCATCGGATACTTTATTTTCATTTATTTGCCATCCAGTCAGTATTCTATTTGAGATCATTGCTAAGTCATCATTTGTTATTTTTTCTCTATTACACCTTATAGCATATAACATAGCTTCGTTTAATAAATTTTCAATTTCAGAACACGAAAAACCATTTGTAATTTCAACTAATTTTTCAATACTAATATTTTCTCTCGGTTTTCCTTTTATATGTATTTCTATTACTTCTTTTCGTGTTTTACGATCCGGGTTTCCAACATAGATTTTTTTATCAATTCTTCCAGGTCTAATTAAAGCCTCATCTAATAAATCTATACGATTTGTAGCCCCAATAACAAAAACACCATTCATATCTTTAAATCCATCTAATCCAACTAATAATTCATTTAATGTTGAATCTCGTTCAGATGAACTGGATTCACCATCTGATAAACGTTTTCTGCCTAATGCATCAATTTCATCGATAAACAAAATACAAGGAATATTTTCCTTTGCGAAACGAAAAATTTCTCTAACTCTACTAGCTCCAACACCAACATATTTTTCTTGGAATTCTGAACCTGAAACAGGAATAAATCCTATATCTACTTCACCGCTAAATGCCTTTGCTAGAATAGTTTTACCGTTACCTGGTGGACCTTCTAATATAATGCCCTTGGGAGTTCTAACGTTAAACTTTTCATATTTCGTATAATTCACCAATAAATCTGCACATTGCAATAGTTCTTCTTTAATCAAAGAATAACCACCAATATTCGTAAAATTAAAATCTTTATTAAAAAATAATTCAAAATTTTTACTTTTTTTATTTACTCTATTATGTTTTTGATTCTCTTTTAAACTATCCTTTAATATCTCGGGCGGTTCACCTATAGGATAAAACATTCTAATACCAATTTGACCAGTGGGTATTATTTTATTTTTATTTTCCCTATCATTATGAGATGAAAATGGATTATTTTTTTTAAACATATTTTCAATTTCTGAACCAAATTCATTATCAAGTTCGCCATCTTCAAACCATTCGTTGTTAAAATCATTTAAAAATATATTTCTATTTTTATTTTTATAAATTAAAGAATGCTTATAAAAGTTTAACTGATACGTAAGACCAAACGTGCTTAAAATCAAACAAAGACTGAAATACATTTTCTTTTATTTTATAAAGTTATTTCTTTAATATTTTAAACAATTAAATATTATATTTAATAAATGTTAATAATTTTAACATTATAATATGTATTTATATTTAATAATGATTATATTTAAATAAAATTGATATTAATTACAATATAAATATTATATCAAAGTAATATAACAATGAATCATCTAATTCAAATTGTTTCTATTGAGGGTAATATTGGCTCGGGTAAGTCTACCTTACTTTCCTATATGAAAACGCATTTCAAAAATAACCCACAATTCATTTTCCTCGATGAACCAGTAGATGAATGGAATTGCATTAAAGATGTTGATGGTGTTACAATACTCAAAAAATTTTATAATGATCAGAAAAAATATTCATTTTCATTTCAAATGTTGACATATATTTCCAGACTAAAACTTTTAAAGGATGCACTAAAAGAAATTAATGAAAGGATAAATACTAATAAAAATTATAACTCGGCAATAAAATATTTTATAATCACAGAGAGAAGTTTATTTACAGATAAAATGGTTTTTGCAAAAATGTTGTATGATTCAGATAAAATTGAATCTATTAATTATCAAATTTATTTGAATTGGTTTAATACATTTGCTGATGAATTCAAGCTAAATAAAATAATCTATGTTAAAACAAATCCAGAAATTTGCTATAAAAGAGTTGAAAAGAGACAGAGAGACGGCGAAGACAAAATACCTTTGGAATATTTAAATAATTGTGACATTTACCATAATAATATGTTAGATAAATCGTCTCCTGATTGTGTTTGTGATAATCAGCTAATTTTGAATGGAAATGTTGATATATATGAAAATGAACATATTTTAAATGAGTGGATTTCATCTATAGAAAATTATATATACAATTAATATATGAGCATTAATTACACACCTGAAAATACATTTATTTTTTCATTTGTAAGAATGAACCCACCTACACCAGGTCATATGTCTTTAGTTGGAACTATGATTAATAAAGCCATTGAATTAAATGCTGACAGAATTTATATAATTACTTCTAGTTCAATTGATGGCAAAAATCCATTGCCTTGTGGTAGTGACGCTATACCAAAACCTAAAACTAAAAATGATGCTACAATTTTATCACAAATGCAGGCTAATTTAATATATAAATCTTCAGTATTAGATAAAATGATAGCATCTTATAAACAACAATTAATTAATTCAGTAACTCATGAAGAAAAAAAAATTAAAATAGAAAATTTAAAGGTAATTGTTATTTGTTCAACAGGTAATCCATTCGGATTTATTAATAATATAATTAAAGCTGATTTTATTGAAAAAGGTATACCAAAAATAAATATGTTTTTTATTGTTGGAAGAGACAGAGCTGATTTTCTAGATACTATTGTTGATAATTTTAGTCAAAGAGACTATATAAACTCAATTAGTGGACTAGTATTACCGAGGGAAGGTATGGAAGCATTAAAAAATCAAGGAATGGGAACACGCTCTATATCAGATATTGACCCATCAGAATATTCTGCTTCCTTTATAAGAAATTTAGTTAAAAATAATCAAAAAGATGAGTTTACACAAGTTTACAGTCAATATCTCTCTCCAGAAGAAATAGAACAATTATATGATACAATTAAAACAGGAACTCAAATGAAGGCACCTCCTTCAAAAGAAGAGGATGAAAATCCAGAATCAAAATATTTTGATAGAGGTTTATTACCAGTTATGGGTCCATCAAGTGGTGGTAAAAAACGTAGAAGAAATACAAGAAAACGACGAAAAACAAAAAGAAGAAGATCTAGAAGACATAAATAAAATTGAAATTAATTTAAATTTATTAATATAATTAATATAATTTATATATTAATAATGTCAGAAGAAAAGAAGGAAGAACCTATATTAATTTGTCCTCACTGTCAGAACTTTGTATTAATTCAAAAAATTAACTGTGCCATATTTCGCCACGGAATTTTAAAAAAAAATGGTAAGCAAATTAATGCGCATACTCCTAGAGGGATGTGTGAATATTATATAAATAATAATTTAATTTACGGATGTGGCAAACCATTTAGAATAGTTAATAATAACGGGACTTTGAAAACTGAAATATGTGACTATATATAAAACTTTCTATTTTGTTCATCTTCATTTATTTCTTTTATAAAAAAATAATTAATTAATAATTTAATTATAACTAAAGATGTAACAATTGCTAACTGTTTATAAGTCTTAATATAGATTAATTTAAGTATCTCAACAGTGGGAATAAATAATAATGCTAATGCACTTGCTCTTGTTAATTGAAACCTAGTTTTTTTAAATAAAAATGTAATATCAGTATTAGGGTGTTCAATTGCATAAATAACAAATTCTATGATGGTTTTAATAACAGATACTAATATTATTATAAATGATATAGTATATGATATAATTTATGTAATGCTTATCCCTTCAAGTAATAGTTTTTGGTAGCTTTCAATTGATTTCATATAAATATAATAAGAAATTAATAAAATATAATTATAATAAAAAATCAATTACAACTGGATAATGATCTGAATTATATTTTCCACAATATTCATCATACCCGTGATATATAAATACATCTAAAATATTATATTTAATGGCATCGGTTACTAAAACGTGGTCAATCATAGAATAATCAGTTTGAATGGCTGTATTGCAATTGTTATCAGAGTCCCACCAATCACTGAAACGTTCTTTTTGCTGTATTTCCTCTGCTACATTGTGTAGGGTATAAAGTCCTGCAAAATCTCCTTCATTACCTTTTAATATATCAAGAACTCTTGATGTAGGTTTGTTATTATTTACATCTAGAACTTCAGCATCATAGTCATTAAAATCGCCTAACATAATTACTTCATAACCCTTATTAATATAAGAGTAAATTGTGTTTTGCAGAACTGATGCCTGAGCTTCCCTCTGTGCACATCTAGCTGGGTCTGTCGGAATAGCTAACAAATGTGATGCAATAAATGCAATATTATAGCCATTGAATTTAAATTCTGTTATGTAATGCTTTGTTACACCAGAGGAACCAGCAGAACCAGTATATCCACATTTTGAACCAGGAATAGGATAATTGTATTTAAGTTCAGTTCTATATAAATTAACTAATGGATCGACTCTTGTTAACATTCCAACATTTTGTCCTGTGCTTGTATCGGTCCCTTTCTTTAAATATGGAGTATAAGAATTATCATCTAATCTATCCTTTAATATATTAAGTTCATCACAACCTTCAACTTCACAAAAGTTAATTATGTCAGGGTTAAGTTGTTTAACAACTTTAGCAATATAATCCATATGTGTTTCAGCTTCAGATTGATTAACCCAAGTACAACCAGTTCCAGGGCAATTCATTGGACTATAGTAGTCAATAAATAACCACTCAACATTATATTGTATTAATCTAAGTTTACTTTTATCGGAACGTCTATCTCCCATAGTGGATACATATGGGCATTCAGTGTCAGCAAAAGTCAAACCTAGAAAGAATAAAAAAATGAGAATTCCTTGTATCATTCTTTATATTACTTAATAATAATATATTTAAAATATAATTTTGAAAATAATAGATAGAAATTGTTATTCAGATAAAGAAGGCTAAAAATATAATTCGTTGATTCATTTTCTATATTACTTAATGTTAACAGGTCTAAATATAATAAAATTGAAAATACATTAAATAAAAAAACATAAAGATATATAACGAAATATGCTACCAAAAAACGACAAGTATTTTATAAAGAATGGAGATAAAGGTAAAAAACCTGCAAGTTTAAAAATATTTCCGGAATTTGACTACAAAATGAAGTTTGATGGTTGCAGTAAAGGAAATCCTGGTTTAGCTGGTGCAGGTGCAGTAATTTATCATTTTGATAAAGAATACTGGGCAGAGTCTTTCTTTGTCGGAGAAAACTTTACGAATAATCATGCAGAATATGCTGGACTAATTTTAGGTTTACAGCAAGCAAAAGCACTAGGCATTAAACATTTAAAAGTAGAAGGAGACAGTCTTCTAGTTATAAATCACATGAAAGGTATATATAAATGTAAATCAATCAATTTAATTGAATTATATGAAAAAGCGATAGAATTACAATCTCATTTTGAAGCTATTGAATACGTTCATATATTTAGAAATAAAAATAAACGAGCGGATGAGTTATCTAATATTGCTGTTGATAAATATCTAGAAGAAAATTCGATTAATTACATTTATTAATAGTTGTTACTTTAGAAATATTTTTAATTATTTTATCTCTACTTTCTTCTTTACAATCCATAGCTTCAATTACAGTTTTACTATATTGGTCTGATCTATGAGAATCAGGGTCATTATAATCAGGATAGGTGTCTTTATATGTCTTCATAAGTTTTTCATTTTTAAATGCAACACTTTTAATCATCTTTCGAATTTTTTTCTTATTTTGGTCATCCTTTTCCCAAATATTTTCATCTTTAACATAAAATGTTTCTCTCTTTTGGTCTGTACAATGTATAGGTCTAATAGTTTCATCGAGTGAATTAAGATTGTTTACAATAATATTAGAAATACCTTCTATAAACCCGACTTCACCTACATTAATGAAGTCAGATAATTGTAGTTTAATTGAGTCAACAAAATCAGTAATATTCATGGCATTTTTGCAAGTCTCATTCAGAAAAAAATTAAGATTGAAAGCTTTATTATGAGAATTGGTGTGTGTTATGGAATTATTATTATGGTAAGTAGTATTGTTAGTGCCATTTTTGACTATTTCTAAAACAAGCTCTTTCATTTCTTTATTTTCTTTAATAAGATATTCGATTAGCCTGTCATTATTTTCATTATTATTATTGTTATTGTTATTTTGATTGGTTGTAAAAACGCACGTTTTTTTATGGGCATATAGGGTAGACGAATGCTTATATGATTTGCCACAGTGACACACATATGTTTTTATGGTGCCGAACTTTTCTGATGTAGGATTTTGTAGGATATTGTGTTTATCAGTTGAAAGGTGCCTTTCATATTGACTTTTACGAGACGTGGAATAGTTACAATAAATACAGTGGAACTTTGCGGAACTTTCGTGTGTAGGAACCATCCTATATAAATCCTATATAAAAAAGTTCCTAAATAATTTTTTGGAAAAAATATAAAAAATATCGTAACAAAAAATAAAAAATATCGTTTAAAATAAGACGATAATTTTTTTTTATCTAGATAAATTTTTTTGTCAGTAAGAGTGTTTTTGAATTTAAAATTTGGACATTTATTTTTGTCCAATTTCAAAAATCAAAAAACTTTTGCATTTTCAAAAAGACAGAATTTTCCTTCATATGTAGGGAAGAAAAATTCGCAGAAAACCGGACAATTTAAAGAATCCCTCTTCAGAATGTAGTATTCTCGTCTTTAAGTAGTTAAATTAAATATATAATTTGACCGACAATTATGGTTGTCAAATTAATATTCTAATAACTGAATATTTAACACCTTATATGGTTTGTATTTAAGGATATCAAGTTCCTTCTTTGTAGTCTGAAACTCTTTCTCTCCATAAATATCTTGAAGCATCAACCATTCAAACATTCCTCCTACATATATGTAGACATTATAGAAGCCAAGAGATGTAAGTTGATTATACTTATTAAATATTTTTTCATCATTGCAATTCTTACCATATATGATTATCTTTATATCTTTACGCCCATTTTTTATACAGCTATTTATGATATTCTCTTCATTCTTTATGTTCATAGTATTTATAATTAGACATTCTTGTTCTGCATCAGAGAGAGTATTAATTAATAAATGACCTTCCGGATTTTTTAAGACATATTGGATATCTTCAAAATTTATTTTTATTGAACTTGACATCTTATTTCCCATTATAATTTATAAAGTAATAATTTTAAGTTTTTCAATTCATTAATATTTTATAACATAAATTAAATATTAATGAAATTTGACAACAATTTCCACATCTTCTTTCTTGATACTTTTTGTTGCAGAAATAGATAATTCTTCCCTCTTCTTTCGAGTCTTTGAATTATCTACTGATTCTTTGCGCTTTGAAGTACTATTTCTACTATTCATATCTTTTTCAATTATTTCATAATTCTCTTCAATAAAATTTATAACATTATTTTCGATAGCCCATTTAAAGAAATTTAATTGTCCAATTGTAGTCTCAATACATGTTCCATCCTTATATGGAATACTAATTCTATCCCATCTACAAAATGGATCAAACCGCTTCTTAGAATATGCTTTTAATTTAAGCTTATAATCAAAATAAACTTTAAAACGAACATTATCACCATTCTTATTAGTCATTTCATATAGAGTGTAATTTTTTTTTGCATAATTAGTAGCAAACCAATCAACAATTCTTAGAGAGATTTTAGACTCACCGGTAATAATTTTTAACATTCTTGTCAGATTATCCTCTTCCTTATAAAATTCTAATAAATTATTTAGTAATAATTCGTTTTGTGTAGTATAATTAACAGCCACACTCATTATGATAGATTGTTTAATACTTATTTAAGTTGTTTAAATGCAAATATATATTTTAAATAAAAAACTTTGTATATATTATAATGACGGATTTGATGACTTCATTTTTTGGTCCTTTAGATAAAAGAGCTTGTGTTTACTTTCTTATTATATCAGTTTTAATTTTTATCAGTTTAATTATATTGCTTGCAACTGAGATATTATTCATTTTTACTAATTTTAGAAAACTCAATTTTAAAACAATTTCAGGCGGTTTTATTATTTTATTTAACATATTTATTGCTTATTTTGTTAATAGATTACTTTACACAATATGTAACAAAACATTAGCTTAATTTAGCTACTAAATGGAGCTTTTGTATCATCTTGTTTTGTGTTTATAGGCTTAAGAAATTGATCTCTGATTGCAATATCGTCTGCGTAATTGGTTTGACCTAAAAAAGGATTAAACCCTATTTGTTGTATCATTTCTCTGCCAGCTAATTTATTACCAAGTTCTTCTCTCTTATTTGATACTTTAAAACCTGCACCAGACAACGATTGATTTAAAATATCCCAAGTATTCTCGTCATGATGTAATGAAGAAGTATATGCTGACGATTCCATTTCTTTACTAAACTTCTCTTGCTCCATTGCAATTTGATGTTTCATTCTTCTAGATCTTTCATAAGGCTGATCATCAGTCCATTTAATTACACCATTTGAGTTATAAGTTCTGCCCTTTGGATTATGGATAACGCAATCATTTTTTTTGCCTAAATAATCAAAACGTTCACTACGAATTCCCTTGTTAAATTCATCTATTTCTTTTAAACATTCTTCGCAATAATCTATTTTATTACTATCCATCGTTTAATAATATATGATTAATTAATATTATTAAACTAACGAAGCATCGTTATATTCTTTTTTTTCTTCATTATTCTCTCTAGGTAGTTTAACTAACTTCATTTGTTTTGTAAATAAAAACTTATCGTCACTTCTTCTTCTTCGTTTTAAGTTGCATTCTAAACAAGCTAAATAATAGTTTGTTAAATTATGTCCTAAGTCATTATTAATTCTATCTACAGTCCATTGATTCATTTCTCTCGAGATATCATATAGTACATTCATTTCACAAGAACAATAATAACATTTTAATGCACAATCAACCATTTTATCTATTACTGACTTTAAAGTTATAAACTCTTTTTCGTTTAAAAGTTTTTTATTAATATCTTGTTGTTTATAACCATATATCTTTCTATTTATTTGTTGAATTGCAATTTTTGATACATCATTAGTATAATTATAATTATTATTATGAATTTCTTTAATCATTTTAATCTGATTTTCATAAATATAATTTTCTACATTAAATGTCCAATTTTCAGACTCAACTCGTTTTTTATTTTTCTCTCTTGTGGATTCTTTTATTAATGTATTATTTTTATTTTTGTTTTTATTTTTATTTATATTTACAGCATTATATGATATACTTTTTATAGGGGGGTCTTCCATATAAATTAGCCTTATAATATATTTAATATGTAATTGATATAAATATTTTTTGATAAATATATATTTTACGAAAGTAAGTTAAACTCAATTTACTATAATATATAAGATGGAAGATTCCTCAATTAAAGCCGATTGCCAAGAGCTAAAAAATATTAAGTACAAAACTATGCTTCTAAATGGTGCGCCATTACCAGAAACTAAATCATCAAATGACTTGTCAAATTTGGATAAGTTTCTAGAGAATGAAAAGATTAATAATGTAAACGAACCGTGGTGCAAGTTAAATAAAATAGTTAAAACTAAGAAACTTCAGGATTATGTAGAATATTATAAACAAGAAAATAATCTTTCAGATGAAGAATCTGATTTATTAATAATATTTTTAAAAGACTGTTTAGACCGTAAAAAACTACAAAGAGTAAAAGATGTTATATATGATAAGGAAAATGGAGTTATTAAGGATATTCCTGCATTATGTTTTATAAAAACATCAAAACATTTTACACTCAAAAATATAGATAAAAGAGTTTCAACACTTAAATCATTAGCTCCAAAAAAAACAGGTCAAGGCACTATACGAAAAAAAGAAGCAAAAGCACACGATTCTGATTCAGAAGAAGATGTTGAAAATTAAGATAACTATTTATTTGATATATAATTAAATAATTAAATAATTATATATTAAAAAGATTTAAACAATATATATAGCATGACTACTTTTATATCTGATTTAGAACCGTTACAAGATATACTTGATACATTAGTATTTGAAGATGAACCATCTATTTTTTCGGAAAATTATGCTGTTGATTTGGTAGAAACTGCATTGTATTTAATGGAAGAATATATGACAGACCATCCCAATGCAATTTCCGAACCAAAATTTCACGAGATTTTGCTAGAAGAAATAAAAGAGATTTTCTATATACAAATGGAAGACCATATTTTAGATAGCGATTATATTGAAGATGATATGAATGACTTACTTGAAGTTGCATTTAATATATATATTACAACTTTTCATCCGGAACGCTCTATACAACCAACAATTGAAGAAGAAGATGAAAATTGCTGTGAAGCTAATGTAGAAGAGATAAATATAATAGAGAAGAAAATTCAAGGTTTAAGAGAAATTCCACAACCAGTTCAAAGAACTCCAGAATGGTATAAATTTCGCTGGAATTTAATTACTGCAAGTAATGCATGGAAAGCTTTGGAATCTCAAAGTATAATAAATCAACTTATTTATGAAAAATGTCAACCTTTAAAAGATTTTAATGCTGAAAATGATGATGAAGAAATAAAAATGGTTAATACCAATACTACTTTACATTGGGGTCAAAAATATGAACCACTATCTGTTATGATTTATGAGCATATGTATGGTTCAAAAGTTGAAGATTTTGGTTGTATTCAACACCCAGTATATAAATTTATCGGAGCTTCTCCTGATGGCATTGTAATTGAATCTAAAACAGGACGATATGGTCGCATGTTAGAAATTAAAAATATAGTTAATCGTGAAATTAATGGTATTCCAAAGAAAGAATATTGGGTTCAAATGCAGTTGCAAATGGAAGTTTGTGACTTAGATGAGTGTGATTTTTTGGAAACAAAGTTTGTTGAATATCCAAATTATGACACGTATATAAGTGATTCTGCGCTAGGAATGTATAATGATACCGAATTTAAAAGTTTTACTACAACGGCAAATGGCGACTACAAAGGAATTATTGTTTATTTTCATACAAAAGAAGGAAGACCACATTATGAATATATGCCACTTGATACATGGACCCCTGAAGATGTTACAAAATGGGAAGAACAATCATTACATAAATATGAATCTGAACCTTATAACTATACATTTATAAAATTTATTTATTGGAGACTTGAAAAGCTAAGCTGTGTTTTAGTTTTAAGAAATAGAGATTGGTTCAGTAAAAATGTAGGTCAATTAGAAAAGATTTGGAATATAATTGAACAAGAACGTGTAACTGGGTATGAACACAGAGCACCGAATAGAAAAACAAAGAAAGAACCAGCAAATTCTTATGTTGATTCAAAGAACAATTCGGACGTCTGTTTTTTAAAGGTTGTAAAATTAGACTCATAAATAATATAAATATATTACACTATAAATTATTTATGAGTTCTCGTATAAAATGGGCGTTTTAAATGAGAAAAGGTGTAAAAGGTGGATTAATATAATATATTGGGTCCATCACTAGTAAATGGTAAGCTATCAATTAATCGTTCATCTGTTGTAAAGTAACCAACTCTTGTTCCAGGACAAGAAACAGGAGGTAATGGTGTAATATAATTACTTCCTAAATATTTTTGATGATATAATGCACCACACATTGATGCTGGAGTGCATGTGCCAACATCAGGATTTCTTGGATATCTTATGTTATTAGTAATTTGTGCATAAGAACCTAACGTAAATATTGGATAGTATTGCCAAATATCACTGGCTGTATCATCTGATATTTGATTTTTGCCAATTGGAGGATAAGTATCTTGAACTAAAACCTGAGTTTGAGCATCAGGATATCCACCCACAGCTTGGTTTATTTTATAATTTGAATAGCCTTCAACTAATGACGAAAAATTAAATACTAATGGAAGTCCAAGTGCTAATATTATTAACATCAATAAAAAAACTATTTGATTCATATATATATATAATTTATATATTTTTAAATTGTATATTTGTAAATTTAAACAGTTTCAGTTAACTCTGCAATATTTTCAATCATATCATCTAAACAATTTTCATTAAATATATATCGAATACAATAAGATATAAATGGTCTTAATGTTATATTTTATCAACAATTAAATCCAAAAATCTATCCACCTTTTCAATATCTTTTTGCATCAATTCTCATTCTAATTAAGAAGTTAAAACCTTCTGGGATATTAACGTGTTTAACACTGAGCGACATTCTAGTAATTATATTTTTATATTAGTTTTATAAACCATTTTTTTTATTTAATTGAAAATTGGCTTAAAAATATTGTATTAAATTTTATATATAATGGACAATTCAACTGAAATGCGTGTAATCAAGAGAAATGGTGAGCTTGAAGACCTGACATTTGATAAGATTTTAAATAGAATTCGCAAATTGGGTCAAGAAGCAAATATTCATATCAATTATCAATCATTAGTTATGAAAGTTATTGACCAATTATATGATAAGATACCGACATCAAAAATTGATGAATTAGCTGCAGAACAATGTGCAGTAATGTCAACAAATCATCCTGATTATGCTTCTCTCGCTGGTCGTATTGTTGTTTCAAATCATCAAAAGAACACAGATCCAGTCTTCTCAAATGCTATGAAAACTTTATATGAGTTTAAAAATATTCATGGAGAGAACAAACCGTTAGTTTCTCATAACTTATGGACATTTGTGCAAAAACACGAAACTGTATTAAATGAAATGATTTGCCATGATAGAGATTATTTAATAGACTTTTTTGGTTTTAAGACATTAGAGAGAGCTTATTTATTTAGAGTTGGAAATAAAATTGTTGAAAGACCACAACATATGTGGTTAAGAGTTTCAATTGGAATTCACGGCGATGCTGATGCCGAAGATCAAGATAAATGTTTACAATTGGTAAAGGAAACATATGATTTAATGTCACAGAAGTTTTTTACTCACGCAACTCCAACTTTATTTAATGCTGGAACTCCTAGAGCTCAATTATCAAGTTGTTATTTAATAGCTATGGAGAATGATAGTTTGGACGGAATATATAATACATTACACGATTGTGCTATGATTTCAAAATATGCTGGTGGAATTGGTCTACATATTCATAATATTAGGGCGAAAGGAACACATATTCAAGGAACAAATGGTTCCTCAAATGGTCTTGTTCCAATGTTAAGAGTATTTAATAATACTGCTAGGTATGTTGACCAATGCGTTCATCCGGAAACAATAATTTATACAACAAATGGGCCAATCGAAATACAAAATTGCGTTTATGGTGAAACAAAAATATTTAATTTAAATGGAGATTGTGAAATAATTGAAAATGTTTTAGAACATCCATATGAAGGAGATATTTATAATATTGAAACTATGCATTGTATAGATAATTTAAAGATAACTCCAGAACATCCTATTTTTGTTTTAAGAAATCAACCAAAAGGTCTAAATTATAATGTAATTAAAAATAGATTAGATAAAAAATTAGTTTCTTTTGAGTGGACTGAAGCAAAGGATTTAAATTGTGATGATATGTTAATTTATAAAATTCCAGAGTTTAATTTAGATATTCAGAATATTAAAGAAGATGATTGCTATATGTATGGAATTATATTAGGAGATGGTAGTATGAATAATGAAGACCAAAATGGATATATTTCTTTACATACAATTAATAAAAAACATATTCTTGAATTCTGCATTAAATATTTTCAAGAAAAATGCATTCAATATAAAATTGATACAAATGAAAATACTACACGAATTAGATGGAATAAAACTATAAATATGCCTTTTAGATACAGCGATATATATGATAGCAATAAAAATAAATATATACAAAATAAATGGATTAATTTGCCTATTGAAAAATCAAAGTTTATTTTAAAAGGATTATTAGACACAGATGGTTGCAATCATAAAGAACTAGTTTTTGATAATACATCAAGAAATTTAATTGAAAGTGTTAGATTTATTTGTTTAAAACTAGGCATACTAACAAGCGGATATATAAGAGATAGAGTGGGTGAAACTCATGAAACTAGTAATGGTAAAATTATAACAAATCAAAAAGTAAGCTATTGTTTAAGAATTCCAAGAACAAGTTGTATATGCGAATTAATGAATATTGATTATGATGAAAAACAGTTTTTTAAATTTTTCAGATATGATAATTATTTACTTTCACGAGTAAAATCTATAACACAAGAAAAATACTGTGGAACACTATATGATTTACAAATGAAAAATGAACATAATTATATGTTACATAATGGAATTGTTCACAATGGGGGTGGAAAGCGTAATGGTTCATTTGCTATTTATTTAGAGCCGTGGCATGCTGATATCGAAGAATTCTTAGAAATGAAAAAGAATCATGGAGATGAAGAGATGAAGGGGCGCGACCTCTTTTATGCTTTATGGATTTCGGATTTGTTTATGGAGAGAGTAAGAGATAATGGTAAGTGGTCATTATTTTGTCCACACGAATGTCCTGGATTGTCAGACGTCTATGGTTCAAAATTTACCGACTTATATAGAAGCTATGAAGTGTCGGGAAAGGCTAGACGAGAAATAAATGCGCGCGAATTATGGTTTAAGATTTTGGATTCTCAAATGGAAACTGGAACACCATATTTATTGTATAAAGATGCTGCTAATTTGAAGTCAAACCAGAAAAATCTTGGGACAATTAAGTCGTCTAATTTGTGTTGTGAAATTATAGAGTATTCAGATGCTGAAGAAACAGCTGTTTGTAATTTGGCATCAATTGCATTGCCGACATTTGTCAATCAAGAAACAAACCAATTTGATTATGATAAGCTTCACGAAGTAACTAAAGTAGTTACTAATAATTTAAATAAAGTAATTGATATTAATTTCTATCCGACTGAAAAGACAAAAAGAAGTAATATGAGACATAGACCTATTGGCATTGGTGTTCAAGGGTTAGCAGATGCATTTGTTTTAATGGATATTCCATTCCACTCAGATGAAGCAAAGGAAGTTAATAAATTAATTTTTGAAACTATTTATCACGCATCTTTAGAGAAAAGTAATGAAATTGCAATTGAACGCAACGAAATGATTAACAAATTATCATCTTCAGAAAGATTTAAACTACTTGACTTTATTAGTGAAGCAGAATATCCACTTATACGAAAATCAAAGAATTTAATGGGCACATATAGTTCATTCGAAGGTTCTCCTGCTTCGCAAGGCATTCTTCAGTTTGATATGTGGTCTACTACACCAACTGAACGATATGATTGGACAAAGTTGAAAGAATCCATTAAAACTTACGGTCTTAGAAATTCTTTATTAGTAGCCCCTATGCCAACTGCTTCTACGTCACAAATTTTAGGATTCAATGAATGTTTTGAGCCGTTCACTAGCAACTTATATAGTCGACGTACCTTAGCTGGCGAATTTGTCGTTGTAAATAAATACCTAATGAAAGAGCTTATATCGTTAGGCCATTGGAACGAACAAATTAAAAATAATATTATTGCGAATAAGGGCTCAGTTCAACAGCTCACTATGTTACCAGAACACATACGAAATAAATACAAAATCGTTTGGGAAATTCCAATGAAACACGTTATTGATATGGCGGCTGATAGAGGTGCATATATCTGTCAAAGCCAGAGCTTAAATTTGTGGATTGAAGACCCAAATTATAATACCTTAACATCAATGCACTTTTACTCGTGGAAGAAAGGTTTAAAGACTGGAATTTATTACCTAAGAAGAAAGGCAAAGCATCAAGCTCAGCAATTTACAATTGAACCAGAACAAAAACAAGACACTGAGGAGAGAGATGAAATTTGTGAAATGTGTTCAGCTTAAATAATTTTAAACCAGCGAAGATTTTATAACGTGTAAAAATGGACTCCTTAAGGGAGGGTGTAAAATAAAAAATAATTATTTAAAATTTATTAGAAATTTAAATAATTTAAATAATTTAAATAATTTAAATAATTTAAATAATTTAAAGTAAACATATTTCGTTTGCAATTTGTTTAAATGAATTACAACTATGCAACAAATCAGAATTATGTTTTAACTTCATAAAACATCTAAGTGTTACTAAAATATCATTAAATGAATTATGAAGGTTATTTGGTGAACTATCAAATAATTTTTGATGTAATTCAATTAGTTTTGGATATTTCAAATATGATCTTCCGTACTTATCAATACCTTGAATATTACAAAATTTAATGGAATCTTGTAGAGTACAACAAATATTTTTATAATTAGTAATATAATGTAAATCATATTTGTAAGTTTTTAATTGATGACGAGTTAGCTTATTATTATAAATAATTCTGAGAAGTTCAACTTTAATCATATTTATATCAAAATTAATATTATGACCAACAATCCAATCAACATCCCTCAAATAATAAAAGAACTCATTCAAAACTTCATCAACTAAAATACCTCTTTTAGAGCTGATTTCATTAGTGATTCCATGAATTTTAGATGATTCTTCAGAAATTAAAATACTTTCTGGAACTTTGATAACATAATCTTTTGATTCTACAATATCATTTAAAGATAAATCATAAATTACAAAACTAAATTGAACTATGGTAGGCCACTGATTTAATGTATCCGGATTTAATATTTTGGTTTGTGGTAATCCGGTAGTCTCTGTATCAAAAACTAAAACTCTCATTTTTATCGTTGTTTTAAATAAGTCAATTTGGTTTTAAGTATTTATATTTAATTTAATAACAAAAAAATTTTCAATTTTTTTATTTTAATTAAATTAATTTAATTAATTTATACATAATTCTTACAGGGTGCAAAACTTCTTCGATGCCATATTGTGATACCGTGTTGTTTGATTCCATCTAAATGTCTTTTTGCTCCGTATCCTTTATTAGAATCAATACCATAATGCTCAGTTAATTCTGGATTTTGTTCGCACAACTCTTCAATATATTTATCACGATATACTTTCGCTAAGATAGAAGCAGCCGCAATAGAAGCATATTTATTATCTCCACCTTCTACTGTCGTATATGGAACAGTTTCTATTTTATTTGTCTCTTTATTGAAAGATGTTATTGGATTAAAATAATTTCCATCAATCAATAAACTGAAATTATAATCTCGTTTTTCAAATCTATCTTTATCTTTGGATTTTTTACTATAAATTTTTCGAACCTCATTTATAGAGTTATGCATAGACAATTGAGTTGCCTGTAAAATATTAATTTCATCAATTTTCTTCTCATCTTCAAAGCTTACATACCAAGCTAATGCATTTTCTTTTACATATTCAGCTACTTCTTCAATCTTCTTTTTAGAATGAAATTTTTTACTATCTTTCACTTTAGAATAGTCAAAACTATCATCTTTAGGTAAAATAACTGCTGCAGTGTATACTCTCCCAAATAAAGGACCTCTTCCGGCTTCATCTACACCAATTTCAATAATTTTTTCGTCTTCATTATGACAGCTCTTTAGTAGTGGTTTATGAACTTTCGGTTTAACAATTTTCATTTTTTTAGATTTTTTCATTATAATATATTCTTCTTCATCAGAAGAATCATCAATAATTTCAGCTGGCTCATAGTCTGTCTTCATGTTGGCTATATAATATATATAATAATTTTTAAATTAATTCAATTTTTAATATAATACACATATAATTGAAACTTTTTTCACTATATAAATTATACAATGAATACTGAAGCATTATTTCTATTCCTTATTTTATTGTTAGGCCTTTTATTATGTTCCTTTTTAGGAGGTAATTGCGGAAAAGAAGGATTAACAGGAAATATTAAATCTAACTTATCTGGAAATGGTCAATCTTCTACAATGTCCGGAAGCGGATCTTCTACTACTTCATCAAATCAATATGATAATTATAATCATTATACAGGAAGTTCAACCCAATTATCACCCGGATCAACATATTATGGACCGCAAGGAACTACTGCAACTGTAACTACTAACAGCGATGGTTCGCAATCATTACAAATAGTATTACCAGGAAGCTCAACACCAGTAACTTTTACTTCTTCACAACAATCAACTGATGCATCGTCGTCTACTACCGAAAGTTATACAAACTACTATGGAAATAATGGAAGTGCCACAACTTATTACGGACCAAATGGTGCAACTGCAACTGTTGTTACTACAAACAATGGTCAACAAGCTATCAAGGTCACCACCTCTTCTGGAACTTATTATTATAATGTGTCTGGATCCCAAAGCAATTATACAGATACTTCTACTCAATATTACGGAAGTACTGGTTATACCACTCAAACTTACGACGGAGCATACGGTGGTAGTGCAGGTTCAGTTACTGGTCCACGAGGAAATACTGCATATTATGCTCAAGGACCTGCAGGTAATACTGTAGCAGGAACTACTTCTAATGATGATTACTATAGCACCTTGCCACCTGGAATACCAAGAAGTCAAATACCTCCTGGTCAAGAAGATTTATATATATTAAAATCACAAGTGGTCCCACCCGTCTGTCCCGCTTGTCCAACATCATCAGCATGCCCAAGACAGGAACCTTGTCCACCATGTCCTGCTTGTGCCAGATGTCCTGAACCTGCATTTGAATGCAAAAAAGTTCCCAATTATAATGCTATAAATAACGAATACTTACCTGCTCCAGTTCTAAATGATTTCTCTCAATTTGGTATGTAAATTAAATTATTTTATTTATTCCATAAATAATTTAATAGTTTTAATGTTTTCTTGTGTGTCTTCTAATTTTTACCTTTGTTTTCTTTATGGTGCATTTTTTTATTTTTTTTATTTGTTCTTGTCTTATTATTTTGTTTTCTTCTATTCTTAATGCTACCTCCATATTCTGTTAATAGTTCTCTAGTATTATAATTCCTTTGACCTTTTAATTAATTAAAACCTAAAATAATACAATTAATCCCTCTTTTTGATACATTTTTTATCCATCTGAAAGGTTGCTGTTTTATCTTCTTGTGGAACAATATTAATAATGCATTTTGATTTTTTACCATATAATGGCTCAGTACATCCTTTTTCTTTTTTCTTACGAGTTGATGTTTTCTTGAATGTAAATATTTTGGGATTTTCATCGGTGCATCTTGATCTAAAATGTTCATATCTTTCTCTAACATCACAGTATGATAAATGTGATTTTTTTCCAAGCATTTTATTTACCAATTCATGTAACTCATAAATATATCGAGAGAATGTAGCTCTACTTCGCATATGACACATAAGCAACGGTTTCTTTTTAAAGTTGTTAGCTAAATTGATTCTACAATATTTACAGGGTAATACGTGTCTTAAGTTATAAACAAAATCACGATAATGTTTTTTGTTTTCAGTAGTAGGTTCAACAGGATAATTGAAACTCATCGTATGAAGATAATGCCACATGGCCGGACCCCAAATATTTACGACCATACCATCACCTGAGTTATACTCTGATTTTTTAAACACATAATTTTTTTTTGTTTTATTATGACTATTTCTATGTTTACGGGTTTTGCTCATTATATATTACTTAAATAAAATAAACTTAACCAAATCTAAAAATAAACTTATCTCTTCTAGTATGTTTTATTTTTTCATTACAAGAATTTGTAATTGTGCTTGTTGATAAATTTAAT